CGTGTTTTTTTTTTTTTTTTTTTTTTTCTGCCTAGGGAACAGGTCCTACCTGGAAAACCCTAGAGGCCGCGAGAGCCGGGCGCCAGTATCTCCCACACCGGGTCCTTAACGGGGACCAAGCGTACCGGGGGTTATTACGCAATCTCGTGCTCGAAAGCGTAATACCGTTCATCCGAAAAGACCAAAGGCACGTCAGAACGGATGAGCATATCGCATAGAAAATCCATGTCGTAGAGACCTATGTCATACTTGGCCATGATAACTTCCAAGAATTCATCATCAGACAAGACAAGAGGATCATTAAGAGCAGCTTGTAACACGTCCTGAGAACCGGACACGTCTTGGCGGGAAAACCAAGTTAAATCGTGCAACTTAATAGATCCAATTGAAATGCCTGTGGAACGGAAACGTTGTAAGAAGAAATCACGAAGGTAGGCAACGTGACGAAATTCGTAGGCATAGGATAACGACTTTCCGGCCATGTACTCTGCATCACTGACATCCTGATTGCGATTCGCCCGTGCATTGAACCTGCACAAAGCTTTGCCAATGAGGGGTACCATGACATTCTCGGTCGAAATCGGTACAAAAAACCTTGACAAGAAGGTAAGGTCGCAATAGAAGCGACGCTGCTGGGCCTTTAGCCTCATACCAGCCTCGCTGCAATGTTTGACCCACGCGTTTACACAGAGCCCCTTGTCATCCACGCCTGCAGCAATATCATCACCTAGCACGGCTACCCTAGTGGAAGTTAAATTGCTCTCTATACAAAAAGAATACCAAAGAGTCAAGTTCCAAGTGGTGTTCCTTCCTGTAGTGTCTGTGCCACCGGTGGCTAGTTGGTAAAATAAAGTGGCCGACAAACCGTACTCAAAAGAAACAACATCAAAACTCTTTGATAACTTTAGGTATAACTTCCACCACCACGGCGGTGCTCCACTAACTCTCAACCAGAAGGCAAATAACTCGTGAACATCCCTCAATTGGCTCTTATCGTTTGCAGAGAAATCGCCTTCATAATACTTAGAGGATCCAGCTAAGAAGTTGGCAATCTCTGGATCCTTTTTAGCATAGGCGAAACAAACCTCAACTTGAGGGGACGAGAACTCGTCTAACCGCGCACTAAGCCGTTTGTTGAATTCATCCATCAATGGTCCCGTGAGAACGTTATACTCATCAGAACCAACGTAGATAATGCGCGGGGCCCACGATGGATCATTCCGTTTTAAGAGCACTTCACCTTTAACCATAAGAGATCTGGTAGACAAGGTGCGGAAATCACAATCATGCAATCGCAGGAGCGCCTCGTGCATACGGCGCTGCTTATCAACTGCGAATTTAGACACCCAACGGTCGAAAATATCTTGAGTCCAACCGTAGGGTTCTGATTGCGGGAAGACGAGGCGGGCCAAAGCTCGGGCCCGCTTCACAATTCTGGGAGCGACACGCTCGTCACTTCGGTAGTTGCAGC